GTTCAAACAAGTTGATGTGTTTACAATCAGTTCTTGAAGGTAAAGGATATCTAATCAAAAAAACTGGAGAGTGGGTGACACCTAAACCAGGTTTCACAATTCTTGCAACTGCAAATACTAAAGGTCAAGGTTCAGAAGATGGCAAGTTCATAGGGACTCAAATCATGAATGAGGCAATGTTAGAAAGATTTGCGATTACAATGCAACAAGAATATCCTCCAGTATCTATTGAGAAGAAAATTCTTGAAAAAGAAATGGCACTAACTGGTGCAGTTGATTCAGAGTTCACTACCAAGTTGGTAGATTGGGCAGACATTATCAGAAAAACTTTCTATGAAGGTGCTATCGATGATGTGATTACTACAAGAAGACTTGTTCACATTGTCAATGCATTCAGAATGTTTGATGATAGAATGAAGTCTATTGAAATGTGTATTTCAAGGTTTGACGAAGAGACTAGAATGTCTATCTTAGACCTTTACACTAAAGTTGATGAGGGTGTTTCTCTAACTGAGGAAAACCCTATTGACGAAACAGAGACTTCAGAGTATAATGATTAATATGTTTGGTAAAAAGACTACAATCGACTACAAATATAATGAGGACAAGTCCCTAACGGAACTTGCCTCTTATATCGATAAGACTTATGACCAACATTACTCTCTTAACAAATACCAATCTACTGAATTTATTATAGATTCAGGACATGGTGAGGGTTTCTGTATTGGGAATATTATGAAATATGCCCAAAGATACGGCAAAAAAGGTGGGAAGAATAGAGCAGACCTCTTAAAGGTTTTACATTATGCTTTGTTTATGCTACATGTTCACGATAAAGCAAATAAGGAGGCTATCAAGTGATGAAAATAAGTAATGATACGAGGGATGTTCTAAAGAATTTCTCGACAATAAATTCTGGTATTAAAGTTACCAGTGGAAAAAAACTGCAGACAATTTCAAATATGAAAAACATTCTGGCAGTTGCAACAGTAGAAGAAGAATTCCCACAGGATTTCTCAATCTATAATCTACCTGAATTCTTAGGTGCAACTTCTCTTTTAGATGATGCAGACTTTCAATTCGGTGATGCAAGTGTGACAATCTCAGATACAAATTCTGCATTGGCATACTTTTATGCAAGTGAAGGAATGGTGACATCACCAGAGAAGATGATAACAATGCCAGATGCGGAAGTATCTTTCGATGTTTCATCATCACTTCTAAACGATTTAAACAAGGCAGCTAGTGTTCTAGGTGTGAATGATTTGATTCTTAAATCAGACGGAACTACCATGACATTGGAAGTGACTGATAAAAAGAATGCAACATCTAATTCATTCAGTAGAACTGTAGGCACAGGAGACGGAACACCGTTTACTTTCAATTTCAAGATTGATAATCTGAAAGTATTAGAAGGAAACTATGCAGTTTCAGTATCTTCTAAAGGTATTTCTTACTTCAATAACAAAGATATAGAGTTAGAATACTTTATTGCACTTGAACCTGATTCAAAATATGGTCAATAGACATATATATAATAGTGTGAATAGGGTTATAGTCTCAGCTCTATACTCGGGATGTAAGAAATCTCATCAATCTTCAAGGGTTCTTACAACAGTTAATTCGGAGGGGTTTTAACATCTAATTATGAATCAAGAATTTTTATTTGTAGAAAAATATCGTCCTCAAAATATTGAGGACACGATACTACCTGCTGGTCTGAAATCCACATTTCAAGAGTTCGTAAAACAGGGAGAGATTCCTAATCTTATGTTATGTGGTTCTGCTGGTGTAGGTAAAACAACGGTGGCTAAAGCACTCTGTAATGAGTTAGGTGCAGACTTTATCGTAATCAATGGTAGTGATGAGGGCCGTCTGATAGACACCCTTAGAACCAAGATTAAGAACTTTGCATCGACAGTATCATTATCGAATTCACCGAAGGTTGTAATCCTAGATGAGGCAGATTATATTTCTGCAGATTCAGTTCAACCAGCTTTGAGAAACTTCATAGAAGAGTTCTCTTCAAACTGTAGATTCATATTCACTTGTAATTACAAGAATAGAATCATACCACCGTTGCATTCAAGAACAACGGTGATCGATTTCACAATGACCCCTGATGAGAGACAAAGACTTGCATCGGTTTTCCTTGCAAGACTCATGACGAT